GGCCGGCCGTGGCGGCGGCGTGCGAATGGTGACGGGCTGGCCACCGCCGCCGCCGCCACGCGTCGTCGTCGACGTGCTGGTCGACGTCGAAGTTGCCGTCGGAGTTTGCGACGGCTTAGCACCGCGGTACCCTGAATGACGTGGATCGTCAGGCCCGATCGCTACCGGGTGACCGTCCTTGCCGATGACGATCTCTGACACACCGGGAACGTACGGCGGCGGCTTCAAGTAAGGCTGCGGCGTTGGTGGCGTGCGCTCCGGCAACGGTTGCGTGTACGCTGCCGGTGGCCGCACCACATCAGGCGTGTTTACTCGGGTATCCGGACCCGGTGTTGGTGCGACCGGCACGACGCTGCCAGCCACCGAGCTGGCGCGCTGGTCCGCGATCGACATCGGCGGCTCGGCACCGGCCGGCGGCGGAATGGCAGGACGCGCGGCGGCGCGCGGCGGCTCCGGCGCCGGCGGCACGACCTGCTGGTTCGGGTTCGCCTGCGTGCGGCCAGCTGTCTGGTAGGAGATCGTCCTCTCTGCCAGTCGTGAGTAGGGATCGTTGGGATCAGCAGCGCTCGACTGCGCATCATCCGGCGGCCCTGGCGGGCGTGGAGGTGGTGGCTGCGGCAGTGGTGGCTCTGCCGGGCGCCCCTGCGGCATTGACGGCACCGGTTCCGGCGACACCGGCCCGCCGAGATAGCCGGTCGGCCCCTCACGGTACGGCTCCGTCGGGATCGGTGGCTGCTCGCGATAGCCCCGCGGTGGCGGGTCGGGAGGCGGGTTGGCCGGCGGCCATTCCACCGGTTTGCCAGTAGCGTCCGTTGGCGTGCCCGTCGTGTGGATGCCCGGTGCGACCCGCTTCCACGGCTCGCGCTGGGTGCGATCTTCAGGCGGCCGCACCGCACCAACACCAGGGCCCTGGGTCTCGCCGCCGCTGGGAAGCCCCGGTGGCGGCTCCGGCCGATCGGACTGGGCGTACGGCACCTTGCCGCGCACCTCTCGAGGCGCACCACCGTACACCGGGCCCGTCACGTCAAGCGGATTGCGGGCAGCACCAGGATCAACATAGGGCGCACCGTAGCCGGTCGCCGACTGACCCGGCCGTGGCGGTGCTCCCGGCCGTGGCGGCGCCGCTGGTGGCGTAATGGCGGGCCGGGTTGCCGCACGAGGCGCACCGCCACCGCCGCCACCAGGGCGCGCGCCTGCCTTGGCGACGGCTGTATCGGCGACAGCCGTCGCAGTCGGGCTTGGTCCCGGGTACGCCGGCTGCGGCGTCACCGGTGGCGGTGCGGCCGCGGGTGGTTGCCGGCCGAACGCTGTGCGCGACGTGCCCTCACCGACCTCAGTCTGTGGTTCGCGAATGCCGAAGTCGCCCGGCGCCGGCGGCGCTGCCGACGGCGGTGGCGGCACAGCTGGCCGGGCTGCTGGCGCAGGAGGCGCAACAGAAGGCGCTGGCGGCAGCTTGTCGGGAACGCGGTCTGCTGTGGTCGGCCCGCGCGTATCGGCGACCGTGGCCCGTCGCGTCCCTGGAGCTGGCGCGCCCGTGGGTTGCTGGTAGGCCGGGGACCCCGGCTGCGCAGTTCCGCCAGCGCTAGTGTCGCCGTAGCCCGCCTTCTCGTCCGGCGTCAGCCCGCGTGTGCCCGGCGGGTTATACTTCGTCGGGTCGTTTGCTGGTGCCTGCCCCTTACCGCCCGTCTGATCGACGTGGTCGAAGGCGCTGGTCACCCACTTGCTGACACGACCGAACAGGCCGCCACTGTCGGGCGCTGGTTGCCCAGCCAGGATAGCGTCTTCCTTGGCCAGCAAGTCCTTCTGCCGACCGCTCAATGTCTTGCCGGCAGCGCGCGCGTCGATCGCGTCCTCGATGTCAGCCGCGTCCTTGCGGGCCTGCTCCTTGTCGCGCTCGGCACGCAGGCGGTCAGCCTGAATTTGCCGCACGCCGATGCGCTGACCGCTCTCGAAGCCTTCAGCCAGTCCACCACCGAAGTCGGCGAACGCTGCACCCCAGTTGGCCACGATCTACCTCCCCGTTAGGCGCGCCTAACCAGCCGGCATCTGCGCACCCTGTTGCGGGATCATAGCGTCCATCAGCGATGACATGAGCTGCGGGTCCGCCTGCGCGCTCGCCTGGGCACGCTTCGCCTGCGCCTGTCGCGGCGTACCCGGCGGGCCCTTCGGATTGCGGCTCTTGTGCACGAGGTTGTCGAAGAAGTCCGTGCCCTTCTTCGCCAGCACGTCGGCCGGGATCGAGTACTCGCCCGTCGTGTCGGGAATGGCGCCACCCTCAGCCCGGCCGATCGGCTGGCTATAGTAGCGACCATCCTGTCCCTTGTAGCGGTAGTAGCCCATCTCCTCGTCGGCCTGCTCGGCGAGGTTCGCCGTCGGGTGCCGCGCGCCCTTGAGCTGCTGGCCGGTACGCGGATCACGCGACGGCCAGTGCCCGGTCTCGTCCGGCTGCAGGCCAGCTTCGCGCGCCGTCTTCATGTCGTAGCCTTCACCCTCGGGATCGAACGGGATCGCTCCGCCGGTGAAGCGCTGGATCAGCTGACCCGTTGTCGGGTCGACTTGGTCGGCAGCGAAATGGCCAGCCTCTTGCCCTGCCGTGTTCAGCCCCTTATTCGACTGCCACTTCTGCCACGTCCTGCCCTGCTTGTAGCCAGCGTCGGCGCCGGCAGCCATGCCGGACAGAAAGCCGCCGTCCTGCGCCGCGCCGCCCTCGGGCACCTGGGCCGGGTTGCCACCGTGCGACCGCACGAACTCGTCCCACATCGGGATGCCACCGGTCTTGGCCACGATGTGTGCCGGGATCACGTACTCGCCGGGTGTCGTCATGGTCGGCACGTCGTCGGGAATGGCGCCGCCGGATGGCGACGCGCCGTCGGGGATGGCGCCACCGCGCGCCCTGAAGCCGCCCGACGCCCAGCCGCCCAGCGCCGTGCCGGCCAGCCGGCCCAGCGCGTTGAGCGGGCTGTTGCCCGCCATCTGGGCTCGGTAACCCAGCTGGGCGTTGTACATGCTCGACTGCGCGCCGGCGATGGCACCCAGGTTCTGGGCCCCAATCCCGGCCCACTGGACCCCAGTGCCCATGGTCTGGGCACCCGACTGCGTCGTCGCGAGGTTGCCCTGCAGCGCCGCCGAGCCCTGCTGCGTGGCTAGCGCGCCAGCGCCGGCGACCTGACTAGGGTATCCCTTGCCAACATTGATCATCTCGCCCTTGAGCGCATCCGACTTGGCTTCGGCCATCTGCCGCGCCTGACCAGCGGCGCCAGCCTTTGCCGACGCTTCCTGCACGCGCGCGCCCAGGTCGAGCGCACCGGCACGCACCTGCGACGGGTCGATGCCGTAGCCTGTGAGATTGGCCTCGGCGGCGTTGCGCGCCGCCTCATACTGCTGGTCGACCGCCGCTGCCGCTCGTGCCGCCTCCGCTGCCTTGTACTCCTCGGTGTCGTACCGCTGGGCCTTCTCGATCATCTGGTCTTCGAGCGGCTGGAATTTGGTCTCATAGCGCGCCCGATCAGCCTCGGCCCAGTCCTGCGCCTGCCGGCTCTGGTCCATGAAGAAATCGGTGATCTCCTTGTTCGACGCGCTGTCGCGGGCGTACTGCTCCTTGGCCCACGCCAGCTGCTCGCGCGAGGTCTCCTGCGCGATCCTGGCCGCCTCGATGTTCGCCGACATGTCGGGCGGCGGCGGCATCTTGACCTTCTTGCCCATAGCGCCCCCCTAGTGCATCGAGGACGATGCAAAATCGTGGACGTACAGCTTCGGCTTACGCTTCAGCGCCCAGCAATCCTCGCGGCCCATCGACAGGATGATGCAGTCGGCGTCCGGGTAGACGCCCCTGATCACCGCTTCGGCCTTGAAGCCCAGCTGCTGGTCGATCTTCAGCGCCCGCATGTTGTTGGACGGCACGAAGGCGAGGCAGCGGTTCACCTTCAACTGGTTGAACGGGTAGTCGAACGCCGCCCACAGGATGCCGCGGGTGATCCAGTGCGGATCGTCGCCCGCCATGTGCATGATGATCGAGCCGCCCTCACCGGTGAAGTCGTGGTAGATTACCCCGCCCAGCACTTCGTCCTTGTTCATCACGCCGATGCTGGCGACGTTGCCCGGGTTCACCGTCTCGCTGGCGCCGACCCGCTCGATGACGAAGGTGCTGACCGATGGATGGTTGAAGACGAGGGTCATTTCTTTCCCTCCGGCGTATCGGGCAGCGGCATGTTCTTGGGCACGATGCCCATGCGACGCAGTTCGTCGATGGTCGGCGGCCACGAGGTCTCGTCGCCACGCTGACGGGTCAGCAGGCCGACGCAGATGCGCAGCTGCTCGACGGTGCGGTGTAGCGATTGCAGGTCCGGCTTGCAGACCTCGATCGAGGGGAAATTCAGCTTAGCCATGTCACACCGTCGCCAGCTCTTTGGCCGTCTCGGCGAACTCGAATTTCGCCATCGGGAAACGGCCGTAGACTTCGAACTGCCAATCCTGGCTCTTGAGCCCGCTCGGCAGTTTGAGTGTGCGTGACGTCCTCACCCAGCGATCATAGATCAAAGCGCCGTCAGCGTAGACACGCAGGCCGAACGCTGCCCAAACCGGTAGGACCGGGATGACGTTGAACGGCGCACCGTCGTTGCCAGTACCGGGCAGATAGATGCGGGCCATTGGCTCGGTGTCGGGGATCGGCGGCAGGTTCTCGTAGAACTTGGCCTTGGTGCCGATACGCGCCGCGCCGAAGTTGACCTCGTAGGGCGTGAAGAAGCGCTTGCTGGCCCAGCGCCACGTCACCTCGGCGCCCAGTGCGTCGTCCCACTTGAAGACGCGGCCGTTCGACAGCAAGTAGACCTCGCCCGACCAGATGTCGTTGAAGATGTTGACCGCACCCTGCAGGTCAGTCAGCTCGGTGATCGTCATCGGCGGCGTCTCGAAGTTGATGATGTAGCCGACGCCAGGGTACGTGATGCCAATGAACTGCGTCTGGTAGCGACAGGCACGCAGTGTGTAGGGATTGAAATTTTTGAGCCACTCCTCCTTGGTGATCATGTCCTTGGTCGCGTTGCCGAAGCCCGCCGGGCCAAAGACCATCAGGCCGTTCTGGGTCGCGTAGAAGACGCCATCGGGTGAGCCAACAATTGAACCGCGCGAGAGACATGGCTCGGGCGCCTCGATCTTCTGCAACGCCGCGCTGTCAGGCGTCGTCATGGTAATCGCCTGCGGATGACCCTGGGTGCAGCAGACAGCAACGTTACCGGTCACGCCGATACCAATGATTGGCTGCTCGACCGACACCTGGAACTGCACCGGCCACGCCCACGGCCGGTAGGGCACCGACATGTAGACGGTCTTGTCCTTCCAGCCCAGCAGCACACCGCCGGGAAACGACGTCACGCCCTCCATGTCCGCCGGTGGCGGCTGCCACATCGTGCTGATCAGGTTACGACCCAGCGACGCCACGTTGAGGTCGGGCTCGCTATCGTCGTAAGTAGCCTGGGCCAGCGGGATCGTCGCGACGAAGTAGAACTCCGAGTTTCCAGTCGCCGAGTTGACGGTGCGGTAGATGTTCTTGCTGACGATATTGCGCTGGGCCGCGTCAGGCACCACAGTGTCCATGCCGGCGATATGCCACATACCGTTGTCGTTGTGGGTGAACAGGTCGGACGGCGGCGCCGGCGGGCCCTCCTCGCCATACGCCGACACAAAAGTGTAGGTGTACGACCGCTCGACCATATCGCCGGTACCGGTAGCACCTGCGGTCACGACTGGCGTCGCCACACCACCCGGAATACCCAGCAAATAGGGACCGGTAGGGTTCCACCCGGCCTGGAGCGTCGCCAGCGGCGCGTAACGCAGCGGCTGCCCCGGCTGGTGCCAGTAGTAGCGATCAAAGCTGTCGTTCACGATCGGGCTGCGGGCAATGAACGCATCAAGCGACGTGAACGACAGCCACAGGTCTGCGCCGCCAGCGCCGGCTCCCGGGATGCGGAAGGCGTACTTCACTCCGGGGTCGGCGAAGTCCTTCAGCAGGGTCAACGTATGAATGCCCCGTACCTCGCCAGAGACCATCTTGCAGTTGGTGGCGTGTAGGGCGACGTTTTCCGGCACGCCGTAGTCAGTGACCCGCGGCATTGCTCCCAGGAAACCGGAAATCGCTGTGCGCATCTCACTTTTTCTTCTTGCCGAAACCCATCGGAATTTTGCCCATGCCAGTCACTGGCGGGATCATCGGACCCGTCGACGGAGCGGGTGGTGCAGCAGGCGCAGCCGGCGGCTTACGTCCACCACCAAAAGCCTTTTTGCCACCAAAGGGGTTCTTGGCCATGGCTCACCTCACGGGGTTGGAGCTGGCTCAGCCGCAGCCGGCTGGCCTGTAAGTTCGTCGACCGTTGGCGGCATGTGCAGCTTCGCCACGGCGTCCTCGGGGACATAGCCCTCAGCTGCCGCTGCCGGCAGCAGAAACTTGTTGCCGGCAAGGTCCTGCACCTCGACCATCGTGCCGATACCGGTGAGATAGCTGGTCTGCTGCTCCTCGGTGGCGTCGCCGGGCAGTGCCGGTACTTCCTCGTGCACAATGAAGTCCAGCGCGTTGCTGGCCTCGAGTGCCGCGTTCTCGACCGTGATCGACTTGGTCGCGGCCGCTGCGACGTCGATGTCGGCCATCAGCTGCGTCGCCGAGCCGAACACCGTGGTGACAGCGACGCCGTCGACCTTCACTACGTCGCCATCAACGAAGCCGGTACCGGTGATCGTCACAGTGACCGGCGTGCTGCCCATCATCGCGTTGGCTGGGTCCAACGCAGTCAGTACGGGTGCTGCCATCATTTCCTCCTGCTGACGTCGAAGCCCAACGGGGGCTGGGTGAAGAATTTGAGCTTGGGGAAAATCCCGGGCTTGTCGTTGATCGGCACCAGGAACAGCCCACCGTTGCCGTCTTCCAGCGCCTTGTAGGTACCCAGCATGCACTGGGCTCGATCAGGACCGACGAGACGCGGATCGTCAGGCTCGACCTCAGTGCCGTAGGGCGCGCTCATAGCGGTCCGCTCAGGTTGCCCGACAGAATGAACTGCGCGTTGCGGCGCGTGCCATCACTGTAGGGAATGTTGTTGATGTAGAGATACAAATCGGTCGCGCCCGGGCCGCGGAAGCCGGCCGAGATACCGTTCACGCCGCTGGCTGTGCCGACCAGCCGCTCAACGACCTCGTCGATCCGGTAGTACAGGTAGGTGCCGTCCCAGCGGAAGTTCACCCGGTTGGCCGTGCTGTGGCACTTCAAATTACCGCTGTCGCCGGGTCCGCCAGCGTAGAGCGGCGCGTACACATTGCTGCCAGCGGTCAGCGTGCCGTAGATCGTGCTGTTACCGCCAGAGCTCCACTTTTGCAGAGTTGTGCCAGCCGACAGATCGTACATCGCCGAGAAGGTGCCGTCGCTCTCCAGGTAGAGAATGTGCTGCCGGTTCGAGTTGGCCAGCAGTAGCCGCACTTGGTTCGCCGTCGTGCTCTCGATCGTCGCGACCGTCATGCCGGCCGTGCGCACGTGCAACGGCCAACCGCCAACGAACCCGCCTGAACCGCTGGCCACCGATAGGCTGCCGAACACCGCAAGGTAGGCACCCTGCATGTTGACGATGTCGTTGAAGTTCTGCAGCCCGGTGAAAGTGTTGCCCCCAGCCAGCTTGGCGTAGACCCCATCATGGTTATGGCTGATCGAGGCGTACTGGGTGTCGTGATTGTGGGCGATGTTGGCGTAGCGCGTATCGTGGTTGTGATCGAGCTTGGAATAGACAGCGTCGTGGTTGTGATCGAGCGCGGCGTAGCGCGCGTCGAACAGCGGGTACATCTCGCTGGGCGACTGACCGATCGGGTCCCACTCTGCCGAGTTGAAGGCGTGCGGCACGCCGATCGCCGTCTTGCAGCGATAGATCGTACCGGCGTTGCTGACCAGATCAGCCACGATGTACTGCGAGCGTGCATCGAACGGCCGCACATCGACGATGCTGCGCACAGTGCCATCGAGATCGCCAACACCCAGCGCGCGCCGCAGCGGGTTGACCACAACCTCGCCAGCCATCACCGACGCCGCTGGCCAGCTGACTGCTGCGTCGGTGAACCTACGATGCTGAACCCGCTGCATCACGGTCACCCTGTGGTCTGCTGCCCGCTCGCAGTGAACGTCAGCGTGTAGTCGGTACCGACAGCAAAGTTGGGATAGTCGGCGCTATCGGTCAGCACGATCGCCACCACCGTGCCGATCGGCGCAACGACGCCACCAGCGAGGTACTGATTGAAGGTCAGAATTTGACCCGGCACCTCACTGTAGGTCGGCGGCGATTGACCGTCCGACGCCTGCAGCATCTTCTCTTCCCGCTTGGTGCAGCGCACAGTGATCGCGCCCATCAAATCCTCCTACCTCGGCTCAACCCACAGCCAGATGAAAACCGCGATCGAAACGGCCGCCAACAAGAACGACATGGCGAGCAGCCATACGCTCTCGTTGGGCGTCCGGGTCATGACGTCTTCATTCCTTCGGGGTCGATGGCCTCGTAGATGCGGCCAAGGACCAACGGGTTCCAGAACTTGCCGACCACCACCTTGAGTGTCGACACTTCGTCATTGCTGAGCGCGATCGGCTGGTCTGCCTGGGTGATCTTCAAGGCCAGCTTGAAGCGCTTGACCTTGACCTCGGGCGTGACGTCTTCGTTGGGGTACAAGTGCTGCAAGGCGGCGACACTGCACGAGCCGATCGTCATCGGCTGGTCATTGTCCGGCTTGATCGGCACGCCCTTGAGGTCGCGGATGACGTCGTCGAAGTCGATCATGGGAAGATACTCACGGTGACGGTTTTACCGACCTGCAGCAGGTCCCACTGCGTCGCGTCGGTGACTGCGATCTGAAAAACCGGCTCCTGTCCAGCAGGCATGCCGACCGTCTTAAAGGTCACGTCACGAACATAGAGCGTCTGGGTCACCGGCGGCACAGCGTTGTCCATGTACATGACAGAGCGCTGTACAATGCCGATGATCTGCGCGCCGATTTCGATGGCCATAGTTCCTCCTAGTTAAGCGCCACGACAGCGCCGCCGTTGTCGATGCGGGCAAACAGCTGAGTACCGCTCCAGCTGAACGTTACGAAGTTGTTGGTGTTGTAGCACTTTAGCCGGCCAGCATCGCCTTCGGCGCCGCGCATCCCGGCAGCGCAGTAGAGATAGCCAGTAGTCACGTTCACATGCCCGTTGGTGTCCACCACCAACGACGCGCGAGCAGCCGAGTAATCGTACAACCAGAACACACCCGTTCCTTCACACACCAAGCCCCACTGACGGGAATTGTTCTGAAGGTACAGAATGGCCTGCTGTGACGTAGCCAGCACTTGAAGCGACGCATAGCCGTCCGCCCGGGTGCACACGCGCCACGCACCGTTTGTATCACATGACATCCTGATCTGGCTGGACGTCAAATCCCAAATCTCGAAATGACCGACATTCAGGCCGGCCATCAGCATGCCCCACGTGCGGTCGGTGTTCTTCAGCGAATATCGAACCTGCACGCTGGACCCAGCTTCAAGTCGCATCTCATTGTAGCCGGGCGCGATCACGTGCAGCCGGATCGACGTACCGGCGGTACCGCCAATACCAACGCCGGTCGCGTTCGCCGACAGCGGCCCCCACACATAGGCGCCCGTCGCGTCATAATAATTATGATACGAGTAGTTCCCAGCCGGCGCCCAGCCCCACGATGAACGCAAAATGCTGCTGGCTTGAAAATAGAGCACTGCGTCATTCGCGCTGGTGCTCTGGATGGCCACTATCGACCCGCCGCTTTTGCTGACAGTCAGCGTGCCATAAACCATCGCGTTGGCAGCGGCATCCACTTTGAACCGCACAGCACCTGCCGTGTTGTCCCAAATCTGGAACACGCCGGTGTTGTCCGCCGTTACCGCGTACTGGCGCGCCGAGTTGAGCACGAACGCCGCCGTGAACGATGCTCCAGCGTCGATCTTCAGATACGCCGCAGCCGCCGGCGACGGCTTGAGATCGAGCAGGTAGCCCGCGGTCACCGCGCTGCCGATGCCGATCGGCCCCACGAACCAGCTCTGCAGATTGCGCAGCGTCAGTGGCGTGATCGCCTTCGCTGCCTCGGTGCCAGTATTGGCCTCGATCTGCGAAGCGTAGGGCGGGGTTGGAATAGCCGCGATGCGCGCCGCCAGCGTCGTCGGCGTCACGATCAGCGCGCCCGCGGCGCCGGTATTCACCTCGGTCTGGTCAGCCAGCCGGGCGATGCCTTCAGCTGCAATCGTCGCTGTCCCAGTCTTGCCCTGCAGAGTAACGATACTGGCCTCGGCCGCCGTCATGCGGCCTTGCAGGTTCGTGATGTTCCCCTCGGCCGTCGTCACCCTGGTCGTGAGGCTGGCGAGGTCCGCCTCAACCGTGTCTACGCGACCATCAAAGGCGGTGTCGGCGTTGTTCAGTGCCGTAACTGCGTCCTGCAGCGAGCTGATGTTGAAGCTGTTGGCGTTGATGATGTCCGCCCACGGCTTGAACTTGAGCGGCGTGATGATCTTGTCGTCGAGCGCGCCATCGGTGACCTCGTCCGTCGTGGCGATCTCGGCGATGCCTTCTACGGTCTCCGTAGCAGAATAGACCGCCACACCGGCCGCTGCCAGCGCCGACGCCAAGGTCGCCGGTGTCACGAGCTTATTAGCGTCAGCTCCGGCAATCGCCTCAGCCGCCGACGCCAACTGGCCACCGCCCATGGTTGCCAGCGTCGCCTGCGGGATCGCCGACGCGTGCAGCTTGCCGGTATTGTCCAGCCCGGCCAGTCCGTTGTTCTGGTCACGCCATTCGCCCAGCAGGCTCTTCCACGCTCCGGTCGAGCTGGCGAAGTAGAAATCGGTAAGCCCTGTTGCTGGATCACTGATCGCGATCTGCCCAGGCTCCCCAACCGAAGCCGGCGGACCGGGCGGGTCTGCAAAACGGCGCAGGCGTTGGATAATCGCCATCAGTATGTCCCCTCGTCAATACGATCCTGCCATACAGGCAGGCCAAGCAGGGACATCAGCACCTGCCCATCAGCGGTCGGGCTCGGAATACGGCCGATCATGCCCTCACCCTGGCCGTAGAACTCACCCCAGAAGGTAGTCCCCGCCGGGGGCGCTTCAGCAAAGCGGACTTGATCGGCAACCACCGTGAAGTCCGTCACCGGGCGCTGCCGTACGCCGTCGAGGAAAATCTGCAGCGCGTGCGGGGTATCAACGATCACCGGCCCACCACCCTCACCGGTGATGTTGAAGTCAGTCTCCACGCCATCAAAACCGGCCGAGATGTCATCCAGACCGTGCGCATCGGTCACCGTCGGCGCCAGCTGGTCTCGAGGCACCAGCTGGTCAAGCTCGATCTGGTAGCCAGCCGTGATGATGATGTTGAACGTCACCCGGTTGTTGGCCCAGTCGACAATGTAGGTGCCCTTGGTGCCAGTGCCGTCGTCGAGGAACTGCGCCTCGCCGTTGACGAAAGCCATCACCGGCTGGCGCTCGAAATCGTTGAGGTTCAGCGTCAAACCGTAAATGTCGGGCGCGTCGCCAAAATTCACCTGCCCGGCCGTTGCCACGTAGAACAGCCGCTGCTGCACCGCCGGCGCCGCCTGGAACTGCGACCGCCACTGTGTGCCATCCCATGCGTAGGTCTGGTGGGTCAGCGGGTTATAGTAGAGCGCCCCGATCGGGATCGGCCCACCGTCATTGCCGATCGTCGGCGGGATGGGGTGCACACCCAGCCACAGCTCGCCCAGCCCTTCGGCGGCCGCGACGAGCGTGTTGAGCGAGGCCGCAGTCACCCGGTTGCTGGCGACGAAGCCCTCGAAGAAGGTCAGCGCCAGCGTGCCTTCCATGCCACGCTGGAGCACCAGCTGGTCACCGGTGCGATCGACGCAATGCACGATCTCGCGCTGCACCGGCCGGATACGACGATCCTCCAGGGTCAGCTTGAAGTAGCCGTTCTCCGTGGTCGGGAACATGTTCCCGTCGCCGGCGGCGAGGTGGAGCACGGTGTCGCCTGGGCCCAGTCCGTGCGGCACCGGCGCCACAGCGTTGTTGGCGAACTTCAGCAGGCCGCTCATGGTTCGCGCACCCTGTAGTCGACACGCACCTCGCGGCGCTGACCGAGCGACGTCTCGACCAGGAGCAGCGCCTTGTAGCCCTGCGGCGCCTGCCCACCCATCGACACCAGCGCGACCTGCTTGCTGTCGGGCGCGATGATGTACGCCTGCACGTCGAAGGCCACGTCGGGCGGCGGGTCGGGTACCGTGACCTCTACCGCCGCCGAGACGATCGTCTCGGCGTCGTCGAGGTAGCAAGCGTAGTCGACGAGCCGGCGGCGCGTCTCGCGCGGGGTCTGGGTCCAGGCTTGCGCCGTCATGTCACCACCATCGCAGTATCGGCCGCCACCACCAGCGGCTGGTCACAGGGCACAGCGATGTCAGCGCATTCTTCTTCGGGCAGTGGCAGGATCAGCGGCAGCGGGAACAGACTGGCGTTGAGGCCAGCGGCCATCCAGACGATGTCGATGAACTGGTCGTCCACAGCGCAGCCGTTGATCTCGGTGTCGCCGTCGACACCGCCGAACCGCGTCGTTGGAGGGACCCTAGTGATCGACGTCATAGTCGGAATGGTCCTCCGAAATTGCCCGGCCACACGACGTAGACGTCCTGCTGCAGCACTGGCTGATTGCCGATCCAGTCCGTCGCCGCCCACACCATGCGGCCACCGCCATCGTAGATCGCCACGCCACCCAGCTGGCGGGTCTCCAGAACTTGAGGAAACCTCAAGCCCAGAGCTTGGCAGTAGCCGTCGAGCGTAGCTACGTTCTGCAACGCAACTGCGTCACTCATCCAGACGCTCGACGGCACCTGCAGAAGCGATGTCGGCGTACCGAAATCGGGTTCCCAGCTCGTGTCGAACAGTCGCGCCACAAAGGCGTGCGCTGCATCCCAGGCGTAGTCGCCGCGCGAGAAATCCTCACGCACATCATCCCACAGGCCGACATGCGACGGCGCCGCCCATGGCGGGCGGATCGGGCCCATCGGCACCTGCAGCTGGATATAGCTGTCGCTCATCGCACGAACCCCCGTGGGAAGGTCCACGGCGGCTCGCCCATGGTATCGCTCTGGTCAGCGGTGATACGGGCCTGGATCGAGCGCGCATTGGCACGGCCCATCATCAGGCGCGCCTGCGGCATGTTCGAGTACGGCTTGCCCAGTTGCATGTAGAGGCGACCCAACGTACCGCACCGGATCGCCTCGTAGTGCTGCTGATACAGCACCTCTGGGACCTTCATGAAGTTCTCGGCGCAGTTCACCTTGGGCGCCACGGCGACGACGCCAGCGATGTCGACGTCAATCACCGGCGGAGCCCAGACACGCACGCTGTTGGGTGCGTCGCACCAGTAACCGGCCAGACCGTTGACCGGTGCCGACGGTGCCGGGCTCTGGCTCAGGCGCAGCGCCGGGATCGGCCGCAGCCGGCCATTGGTCGTCGACAGGCTGATCACCTTGACGACTTCCATGCCGTCATCGGTATCGGCCAGCACCACGCCATCCGAGCCGGCAGCGATGGTGTCGAGCGTGTCGGCGCGAACCGCTAGGCTCTGCAGGCAGAAATCACGGACACAGTTGAACAGCTCCAGGCGCACCATGTCGTCGGTGACCGAGGGCACGATCACCCGTACGTCGCGGACGAAGATGTCCGTCGTCTGGCACTGGCATTTGGTGGCCATTCATGCCGCCATCAGCAAGTTGCGCGCCTGGATGATCAGCGCGCTGGCACGACCATCCTGGGTGAACTGGTCCTCTCGCAACTCGGCGTAACCCGCCACGAAGTAGATCAGCGCCGAGGCAAACATGTCATCCACCGGCAGCGTGGCCGCGACCGTAGTCGCGTCGATTATCGGCACCGGCTGGATTTTGCCCTGCTTGAGATACGCGTCGGGCCGCATGCGCTTCATCTCCTGCAGCCCGACGTTGAACGCGCGGTAGAGACTGACGTCGCTGTAGCGGAAGGCACCCGTGACAGTGTCCTGCAGGATGTCCCGTGCATTCAGGATGACGTCAGTCCCGGTTGTCATGGGCCCTTCTTCACGATCGCCGCGGTGATCGCGATGCCGTCGAGCACCTTCGAGCCGTGCACTTCCAGGCCACGCATGATGGTCCCGAACGTGCTCTCCGACCGCAGGGTCTCGACCTTGCTGATCTGGGAGGCGAAGGTGAGCCCGTGCTGGTGGCCGGCAAGAACCATGGTCTCGCCCGCCGCGAGGCTGTCGGCCACGCCGGCCGGCAGCAGGTTGGAACCGTACAGCGTGAACCGGTCGATCATGCCCAGCCGGCCGTTGCGCAGGATCGACGTGCCGTCGCCAGACAGCGATGCGTCGCGCAGGTCCGACTTCTTGATCAGGCCACTGATCCACGCCGGGATGATGCACCAGCGCCCGGTCTCGGGGATGTTCTGCTCGTCGAGCACCTGACCGAAGTCGACGATCAGGTCGAGCACGTCGGCCTTGGTGACCGCTCGAGCGCCGGCACCGGTGGTGCCGAGGTTGACGTTCTGGCTGATCCGGCCAGCAGTCGCGCCCTTGTTGGCCGCCGCGATGTCGGCGAACAGGGTGCGCAGCACCGCCCGGTCGACGACGATCTTGATCTGCTCCGACGCGTCATCGGCCCACATCGACAGCTGCTGCAGGTCCGACTGGACCTCCATCACGTCGTCGAGCACGGTGTTGAAGTAGTTGCCCTGGTCGATGAGCAACTCGACGATGTTGGAGCTCGGGCGCTCCAGCACCAGCGTCTGGTTGGCCGAGTAGCCGCGGATCGTGATCGTGGGCTTGGTCCGGATTTTGACCTTGTCGCCCTTGTTCTTGATCTCGCCCTCGTAGTCGGTGTTGCTGATCGCCGCGAGCACGCAGGCATCGTAGAACTTCTCGATCAGCTTCGAGGACCAGATTTCCGGAATGAACGTGCCGGAGTACGCCGGGTTGGGGTTCGGACCCCCAAACGGTGTACCTGCAATCGGGTATGCCATGGCTCAGCTCCCAAAGGTTGGATCACCCTTGGACCCGGCCCTCCCGTCCTGCAGCGATGATGTCGAGTTCGAGCTGGTCAGCTTCCTGCTGCCGGTTCCGGTACGCGCCACGTCGCTTCAGGTCGTAGAACTCTTGGATATGAGCACGGGTCCATATCCGACCTCGCGAAGCGCTCGCGACGGGTGCCGACGGTGCGGCTCGTCCAGGGGCTGCGAACGTCTCCAAACTCGGGCGCGGGGCCGGCTGGTATCCCGGGGGAGTTTGGGCGGTTGGCAATGCCCCTGTTGCGGTCTGCTCCCTGAGAAAGGTCAGGAAGAATGCGGCGACGCGGGGACCGCTGCTCGCCTGAAACGCATTGTCTAACAAGGTCTGGCGTACCTCGCCAGAAAAAACGTCCGGCTGACGCAACCACTGGGCAAACTCTTCGCTCCGATTGATGGTGATCCAGTCCGGAACATTCTGGCTCATGTAACCATAGAGGTCCTGCCGGGCCTGCTGCGCAGCCGTGACCTTGGTATCCTGCAGGGACTTGTTGTGATGGAAGACAGCGTCCTGCAACTCGCGGAACTGCGGCTCGATGGTCCGCATCGCCTGCCGCACGACAGTGTCGACGAAGTCGTCGCCGAACTCCTCGCGGATTACCCGCATGCGCTCGTCGTGGTCATCGTCGGGCGTGCCGGGGTCGATCGGCGTAATGGTGGGCGGGGTCGTGTCCAGGTTGGCCAGCACATGCTGCAAGCCCTCGACGCGGCTGCGCAACGCCGGCAGCTCGGTGTCGTACTTGCCTTGCAGGCTCAGGTATTTCTGCCTGTAGTCCTCCTCGGTCAGCGGTGCTGGCGGCGCCGTTGGCGGCGCACTGGCGA